ACTGCTGATGACCCTATCCGTGTAGTTGTCCCTAACGCTAATAACATTCCATCATCTACTCGTAATACTCGTATCCTTTCAGGTATCACTTTTGAAGCTCGTCTTGCTGGTGCTATTCAGAAAGTTGATGGTATTCGCGGTACAGTTTACGCTTAATAGGAGAATTATAAATGGCAAATGGTCGTCAGGCTGGTAGCTTAGTACCTTCTCAGGTATTAGCTGTTATCAGTCACACAGCAACAGGTGTTACTCACGTTGTCGAAGGATATGCTGATGATACAGCAATCGACATTGAACGTGGTGAAGCAGCTTGGACACACTCAGTAGGTACAGATGGT